GTTTGGTAAAGTTAAAGTAGAAAATGTTCCACCTGAAGAATTTTTAATTTCAAGAAGTTCAAAGTCAATTGAAGATGCTAGTTTTGTTGCTCACAAAGTTGCAAAGACTAGATCCGAATTAATTGAAATGGGTTTTGATAAAGAAATTATTGATACATTACCTGCATCACAAAATGTATTGCATAGCACAGAAAAATTAACAAGGTTTGGTGATATAGATAAAAGTCCTTTTAAACATTCAACCGATAAATCTACTGAACAGGTAGAACTGTATGAGTGTTATATTAAGGTTGATTATGACAATGATGGTGTAGCAGAACTTAGAAAAGTTTGTGTAGGAGGTGGTTCTGCAAATACAATTCTATCTAATGAAACAGTAGATAGTAATCCTTTTTGTTCATTAACTCCTATTCCAATGCCTCACAGATTTTATGGAAGATCAGTTGCCGAACTTGTTGAAGATATTCAATTAGTTAAATCAACAGTATTACGACAGTTGTTGGATAATATGTATCTAACAAATAATAATAGAGTTGCCATCATGGATGGTATGGTCAACTTGGATGATCTTTTAACATCAAGACCAGGTGGAGTGGTAAGAACTAAACAACCACCATCACAGGTTATGATGCCAATGCAATCACAAACGATTTCGCAACAGGCATTTCCATTATTAGAATACTTAGATACAGTTAGAGAAACTAGAACTGGCGTTACAAGATACGCACAAGGTTTAGATGCTGATAGCTTAAATAAAACTGCTACCGGTATTAATACCTTAATGACGCAAACTCAAATGCGTATGGAACTGATTGCCAGAATATTTTCTGAAACTGGAGTTAAAGATTTATTTTCAAGAATATTTGAACTAACAGTTAAATATCAGGACAAGGAAAGAATTGTTCAATTAAACAATCAGTTTGTTCCTGTTAGACCGACCGAATGGAAAGATAGATATAATATTTCAATTATAGTTGGTTTAGGTTCTGGTTCTAAAGAACAACAGTTAGTTATTTTAAATAATATTTTAGAAAGACAGGTACAAGCTTTCAATTTACAGGGTGGACAGGAATATCCAATGGTTACTCTGAAGAATTTTTATAATACTTTATCAAAAATGATAGAGAACGCTGGATTAAAAAATGTTGAAAACTATTTTGTTAATCCTGATGTTGGTAAGCAAATGGTTCAACCGAAACCACCGCCACCACCAACTCCAATTGAAAAAATAGAATTTACTAGAATTGCAAGTGAAGAAAAACGAAAACTTGCAGAACTTGAATTAGAAAATAAAAAAATTAGAGCTGAAACAGCAGAAGCTATTCTTGGTTTTGAAGTTAAAATTAAGGATATGGAATTAAAATATAATACACAAATTGATGTTGCAAAAATGAAAGCGGATGCTGATTTAGATAAATTAGTAACATCCAATAGAAATAAAACTTTTTTAGCAGCTCAAAAATCTTCAGACACACTAGGACAACAGGTAAATAGTTTAAATGAACAAAGACGAACAGGGCAAACTCCAACAGGAGGTGAGCCAGTCCAGCAAGGCTAAACAACTTTTAGACAATCCTCTGCTTAAAGAGGCGTTAGATGAACTTAAAAAGCTTTATACTGAAAGTTTATTTAATACCGGTGCAAAGGAAACTGAAACTAGAGAAAAACTTTGGTTAGCCTACAATATTGTAGGTAAAGTTGAACAGCATATTCAGGAAATTTTTGATACAGGAAAACTGGCTAAAAAACAGCTAGAAGATTTTAGAAATTCCATTAAAGACACAAAATTTTAATCATCAAGGTTAAAATAAGCTAACCTCATCGGAGGAGCTTAACATAAATAAGGAAAAACAATGTCAGACAATCAAGCCAACCCAACGAAGGGAGCTGAAACTGATTTGCAAAAAGCTGCAAAATCAATTACAGGTTTGTTGAATCCAGTTGCAGAAGAAAAAAAAACTGATACAACAGACATCCCTGAAAAAGAAAAAAAACAGGAAGAACAAAATTCTCCTGAACCAACAAAAGAGGAATCTTCAACAGAAGATCAACCTTTGGAACAGGAAATAAAGGAAGAAGAATCTAACGATGAAACTTCCGAAGAAGTATCTCAAGAACAAACAGATGAGATTCCACAAGAACAGGATTCCACCTACAAGGTCAAAGTTGCAGGTCAAGAATTGGATGTTACCTTAGACGAATTAAAAAATGGTTACTCAAGGGATGCAGACTACAGACGAAAGACTGAAGAACTTTCTTACGATAAGAAACAATTTGTGTCTGAGTCTGAAAAGCAAAGACAAGACTATTCCTCAAAACTTAATGAGTTGAATCAGTTAATGTCGGTAGCTCAACAACAGCTAAATACAGAGATTAATTCTGTGGATTTAGAAAAGTTGTACGAAGAAGATCCAACTGAAGCTGCAAGGATTGAACATAGACTAAGACGAAAGCAAGAAAAGCTTAATTCAGCTATGGCTAAAACGCAATCTGAGCAGAATAAGCAATTTGAAAACTTTTTAAGTGATCAAAAGAATAAATTGGTAACTAAATTACCAGAATTTTCTGATCCTGACAAAGCCAGTAAATTAAAATCTTCTATGAAAACTATTTTGAATAATTATGGTTTTAATGACCAGGAAATTTCACAAGTATATGATCATAGAATAATTATGTTGGTGAACGATGCCATGAAGTATCGGAATATGCAAAATTCAAAACCGAATTTAGCAAAGAAGATTTCTAAACCTGGCAAAGTTTTTTCTTCAGGAGTTAAAAAAGACAAAACTGAACTTAATTTCAGTAAGCGAAAGGAAAAGTTGAGTCGTCTGAAAAAGACTGGAAACATCAAAGATGCAACCAGTATATTTTTAGATATGGTAAATAATAAACAACAATAACTTAGGAGAAAATATATATGGCACAGGTAAGCAATACATATAGTACCTATGATGCTGTTGGCGAAAGAGAAGATCTGTCTAATGTAATTTATAACATTAGTCCGACCGATACTCCTTTCATGTCTGCAATTGCGAAAGCAAAAGCTAGTTTTACAAACCATGAATGGCAAAAAGACTCTTTAGCTGCTGCGTCAGGTACAAATGCTGCAATTGAAGGTAACGAAGTTACTTTCGCAGCACCATCTGCAACTACTAGACTTGGAAACTATTCTCAGATTGCGGTTAAATCTGTAATCGTTTCTGGTACATTAGAAGCTACAAATAAAGCTGGTCGTAACAACGAACTAGCTTACCAAATCTCTAAAGCTTCAAAAGAGCTTAAAAGAGATATGGAAACTTCTTTATGTGCTAACAATGCTAAAGTGGCAGGTGATGATTCAACTGCAAGAGAACTAGGTGGCGTAGAATCATGGATAGCATCTAATGATGTTATGGCAGGTTCTTCACCAGCAGGAACAGGAGCAGATGCAAGAACTGATGGAACACAGAGAGCCTTCACAGAAGCTCAATTAAAAGCAGCATTAAAGCTGGTTTGGGATTCTGGTGGAGATCCAACTATGATCCAATGTGGTTCTTTCAATAAACAAAAACTATCTGGTTTTACTGGTGGAGCAACAAGAATGGATCCAGCAGAGAACAAAAGATTGGTTGCAGCAGTAGATGTGTACGAAAGTGATTTCGGAGCATTAACTGTTACACCAAACAGATTCTCACCAGCTAGATCGGTTCACATTATCACACCTGATATGTGGGCGGTTGCGTTTTTAAGAGATTTCCAATTGGAAGATCTTGCAAAAACTGGTGATGCTCAGAAACAGTTTCTATTAGCCGAATATACTTTGGAAAGTAGAAATGAAGCAGCATCTGGTGGAGTTTTTGATTTAACAACATCATAATAAATAACTTTATAAGGGGGTATTAATTTATCCCCTTATAATTCAATTAACATTTTGTTTGGTCTTTGAAGTCTTTCAAGGCGGAACGAAGCAAATAAAGGAAAAAAAACATGAGAACACTAAACGATTATTTTATAACAGCTAAAATAACCGACATCAGTACAGCAGGTTCAACTTTTGTACCTATACCTGATGGCGGAAATGTTATTAAAATTTTAACATCAATTAAAAATGCAATATCATCTGCAAACGCAGCTCTGACTTGGGAAATTGGTGGAACAGCTATAACTGGTGGCGGAATTACAGTAACACAATCTGGATCTGCTGCTGGAGACGTTGATACTGCTGAACCTACTGCAGCAAATGATGTAGCAGAAGATGGAACTATCGAAATGATAAGTGATGGTGGATCTTCAACTGCTTGCGAATGTGTAGTAACATTTGTTATAAGAAGATAATTAAATAGGAATAGTGTTCCTGGAACGTTCTGGGAACATATCCTAAACATAAGGAGAACAAAATATGAACCCAATGAGAGAAGCTACTTTGCAAGTTGTAAGTTTATCTACATCTTCCGCAGCATCATCTGCTTTTGGATCTAATGTAG